TCTCTATGCAGTAACCGATGCCTCAGTCAAAGTCAAGTATATTGAAGCGACTACTGGCATTAAGTTACCGGATAAGAAGTTAATTTTAGGATAATAAATGGCTAAACTAAGTAGAAAAGGCGATGCAAACCAAGTAGGTGGTAAAATCGTTCGTGGCGCTGGAACTGTCTTTGCTAATGGCATTGCAGTAGGGTTACACGTAAGTGATATCACCCCACATGGTAAGAAAAAGCATGCGGCAGCAAAAACAACAGAAGGTAGTCCTACTGTATTTGCTGAAGGCGTCGCCGTTCTACGAGTAGGCTCTGGCAATGATTGCGGTGATGGACATAAAATCGTTGACGGAAGCCCTGACGTGTTTGTGCCATAAAGAAAACATATGGCAGATTCAGGAAAACAAAGTCCACTAGGTGTTAATGTATTAGGATCGATATTATCAAATACCGGTCTTAATATTAACCCTGTGGCTGCGTCATATATGGGCGCAAGCAAGACTAATGCAGATTACACATTCGGTAGTCTAGTACAACAAACTGTTTTAAGACTTCTTACTTGGGCTATCAACGATGGCTACCTTCGCGGTGTGGCTGTACCTGGTGCCACAAAAACGTTATCAGATGCCACATACAATAATCTAATCAGCATTGGTGCAGGAACTGTTCCGGGATTAGGTAACTCAAAACCACCTACATATATCGTAGAAGATCCTGCAGGTGTGTGGACAACTACTTCTCAAGCATATGGTTCACAAATGGTTGGGTCTAGTGTATTGCCAGGGCCTGCTACATCGGGATATCCAGAGACAGGTGCTACTGGTCAAGGACAAGAAGCAACTTGGTATCCATACAACACAACTAACACTAATAAGTCAGTAACACAATGGGGTTGGATCCGCTGTCACGCATTACAAGCATGGAATGAGTTTAACTACAACGGTACTAGTGTTACATTAAGTACTCCAGAGTACAAAGAATTCTGTTCATCATTCATGACCGCGAGTAGTTGGATCAACTATTCCAATCAAGCAATCTTAGCCGCTAAAGACTCAGATGCATTCCTTGAAGGAGTGTATAGTAATATGAGTGATTTGATTAGTTCTGATATCGCTGGTGTAAACTTAGCAAGTATACCTTTTGGCAATGACTTAATTAATTTAGGCACTGGTATCAATTTACAAGACATTGCAACTTTTGGATTGCCTTCTAATCTATTACGTAACTTAGGTAAGAACAGCGCAATCACACAAGATTTAAGTTTAGCCTTATTGGCAGCAGGATTGTCAAATTCAGACATTTCTTCTATTACTTCGGGCGCTAACACCAATGTATCAATGCAACAAGAGCAACAAATCTATGGTGCATTCTTAATTATTACTGGAATCAATTTAGTAAATGTGCTTGCTCCCATGCAAGTCAAAACACCAGGACTAACTACACTTGCTGACATGTTGAATATTAAAAAGATATTCCCAACAAGTTATAATTCTATGACAGTGCCGGTGTATAATGCATCACCTGGATTGCCTACTAATAGTAAAACATATTATCTAATTTATAGTAATGGCGGAGTCAACAGTCAACTTGATACTCCTGCAATTAAAGAATATGTAGGAACGCAACTACCATCAGGTACTCCTTCTACTAGCGATATAGCGTCATCACCAAATAATTATAGAGAATTGCCAACTGGGTTTGGCTCATATATTAGAGATATTATTCCATACGATCAAGCAATTGCCGCCGGAGCATTCTCATTTACAATGAGACAGATTCGAAACATTGAATACTGTAACTTTGAACGATTTGCAAGAGCCGTCAAAGGTATGGAAAATACTACTGACTTGCCTTTAACTGCCGGTACTGATAAGCCAACTAGTCAGGCAGCAACTGATAATAGTTTGTTAATTTGTGCGTTAGGAAGTGGACCATACGGGTCATATACTTACTCTGATATGTTTGGATGTATGTCAGGTCTTCCTTATCCTTGGAAGTTGATTTATGAAAGAATTAGTCAACTATCAACATCAACTTTAGCAAACATTTACCGTGAACTTTTCTTAGCAGTTACATGGGAACCTGCTACAGTAACAGTTCAGTATACTACCAATCCTAATTTGCCATCAGGTCCGACTACATACACTGTTACGGGAGTAACAATTACACAAGACGGCGGCGGCTATGGGCGAGGCGGTGCAGTAGCACCTACTATTACAATCAACGGTGGTTCTGGTGCAACTGCAACATGCACTATTGGAACTAATGATGCTAGTGCAGCCTCTAACGGCGGAGGATCATTCGGTAGAGTAACTAGCGTGACATTAACTAGTCCTGGCACTGATACGACTACTATTCCAACAGCGACCATTCAATGTCCTCCTACTGCATATGGTTATACTGGTTTAACTAATACTTCAGCAGGTACTACTGGTTGGCAAAGCCCAATAAGCCCAATGAATGCTACAGTACAAAGTTACATCACTGATGCTAATACAGAAATCGCATCAATTCAAAATAACAAGGTAGACGCATCAACTCACTTGAATTCATATTGGAATCTTATTGGAACTAATCTAAAACGTGAACATAGAACACGTTATACTGCACTTGTTCCTGTCCCGGTACCAAAAGATTATTTCTTAAATACATATCCATTAGCACTGTATTCATTTACAGATTCAATTCCAACCTTTTCACAAGATACAAAACCTCACATGAGTGCGCAAACTATTGAAGCAATTGTGAACGTTGATAGCACTGGTGGTCAAAGTGCTGTTGGTATGATGAGACAAGAACGTAATCAAGCAAGATTGCAAACACTGGGTATTGATTTAGACAACAATTTAAATGATACTCTAACACCAGTTGAGTTAAAAACACTTACAACTAATGGAACTATTGCAGGAGCAGTAGATGGTATACCAAGTCCAAATGGTGAGTCATATACTCCACCTGCATGGCCAGGCCAATTCGATACTACAAGACCAGGAGTAGTAACATTACCTGATCCTAGCGGACTATATGTTCCCCCGCCCGGCTCGTTGCCAAATTATCCACCTTTTGATGGCAACCCAATTATATCATTAGATGATGTTACATATGGATTTAATCCAACAGATGCAACTAAGCCTGGTGATATTACACCTATCTTAACAGGAGATCCTAATCCAGTAGTAAACCCATTAGTACCAGTTGGCACTGTCATTGAGCCAGTTGATCCTAATGTTCCGGTAATTATCAGTGTACCACCTGAGTTAAATCCAAACAATCTTCCTCCTAACTTGGATTCTAATTATACAAATAGTACATTGTTCCCATCTACCCCTAGTGTAGAAGAAGCAATCAATCAAGTCATCGAATGTAATTGCGATTGTTGGGTACATTAATACCCGATTTGACTTGCATAGAATCCATACCTGTGCTATAATTGATTCTCACCCTGTAGTTGAAGTCGTTTCGACAGAAAGGCGAAAATATGGAAAAATCTTTGAGAGGAATTTACTTGTTAATTGGTCTAGTGATAGTAACATTATTTGTTTCGATCATAGCCGACCGCAAGTTATCCGCATACAATGAAGAATTATCTTTGTTTAAATCTCATCCCTCAGTTAAAACTGTAGAGCATGAGTTAGAGTGTTTAGCATTAAACATTTATCGTGAGGCAGGCAACGAGCCATTTGAAGGTAAAGTTGCTGTTGCACAAGTTACACTTAATCGTGTAAACGCAAAGAACTTTCCTGATTCAGTTTGCGAAGTAGTTTATCAAAAGACTTCATTCACTGAAAAGGTAGTTTGTCAGTTTAGTTGGTACTGTGACTCTATACATAGAAACCGTCCTATTAACAAAGCATCATATGCTGAAAGTTATGATGTTGCAAAAAAAGTTATGCTGGAAGGTTTTAGACTAGATAGTATTACAGATGCGTTATACTATCATGCTGACTATGTATCTCCTAATTGGAAATACAAACGTGTAGCAAAAATTGGTGCTCATATATTTTACAAGGACACACGAAATGAACTTTGAAAAAGTCTTACAAGACGTTTCCGTAGATTTTAAATCTATGATTACTAAAATCTCAACCGAAACAATCGGTTGGATTGGCATCTTACTGTTGCACGGGGCAACGGTGCCAACAATGCTTGGTCTAATGTTTGGGATGACGGATAAACCACCATCAATCGATATGGTATTGATTGTGTGGACTGCGTTGGGTATGTTCTTTATTAAGGCCATAATTCAACGTGATATCCTTAATCTCATTACAATTGGATTAGGATTCATAATGCAAGCAACTCTTATGGCGCTTGTGTTTTTTAAATAATAGGAATTAAATTTGTCATATTTATTTACAAGTGAAAGTGTAAGCGAAGGCCACCCAGATAAGGTTGCTGATGCTATTAGTGATGGTATCTTAGACATGGTTATGGCTAACCGAGATACATCATTACGGTGCGCTTGCGAAACATTAGTAACTACTAATCAAGTTATCATCGCAGGCGAGTACAAAGGTGAAATAGATGATCTAGATGTTGAGTACATGGTTCGTAAGATTGTTAAGAACATTGGATACGAACAAGAAGGCTTTCATTGGCAAACACTCAACGTTACTAACTTAATGCATGGACAAAGTCCTGATATTGCATTAGGCACAGATACGTTCGGCGCCGGAGATCAGGGACTTATGTTTGGTTATGCATGCAAAGAAACTGATACTTACATGCCATCAGCGATTTATTATAGCCATAAGATTGTTGAAGGACTTTCTGCAATACGTAAAACAGGTGAAGTAACGTGGTTAGGCCCTGATGCTAAGTCACAAGTTACTATGGAATACAATGATGATAACACTGTGAAACGTATCGCTAAGGTAGTATGCTCAACACAACACGATGCAAATGTTTCAATCGAAGGAGTTCGTCAAGCAATTGAAGCATTCATTCGTGCATTACTACCTGCAGAGTTAGTTGATGAACAAACAGATTTTCTAATCAACCCAACTGGTCGATTTGTAATCGGTGGACCAGATGGTGATACTGGATTAACTGGTCGAAAGATTATCGTTGATACATATGGTGGATATGCACCACATGGAGGCGGCGCATTTAGTGGTAAAGATCCAACTAAGGTAGATAGATCAGCCGCATATATGGCTCGCTATCTTGCTAAGAATTTAGTAGCAAGTGGTAAGTCGGATTGGGCTACAGTTCAACTTAGTTATGCGATTGGTATTGAAAATCCAATGTCAGTCTATGTAGAAAGTGACCGAGACAGTCGTGATTTAACTGATTGGATTCTTAAGAATGTTGACTTGACACCTAAGGGCATCATTGAACGTTTTGATTTGTTTTCACCTATCTATACTTCTACTACAAACTATGGACATTTCGGGAAAAGTTATTTACCTTGGGAACAAATAAACTTGTTCTCTGATAATAAAAGTGGATCAAAACACACCCCCAAATAATAGTGCCAAAGGTCGTGACAGTTTTGATGCGACCTTAGGTAACTCATTAGTTAATTTCATTAACAGAAATGTGACCCCCTATCCAACTGAGGTAGGGGGTCCTAAGTTTGAGTTAGTTCCTGTAACTAAACAAAAAGATATCATGCTTAATGTTGCAAGATTACACGCACAGCAAGAGTATGATAGGATTATGCAATTAGTTGACATACTACAAAAACAAGCACACGATATCAAAAAACGTTTAGACATAACTGATATGGTTCATGCCGCTAAGTATGATTTTCAATTGTATCACAACAACGTCTACTGGTTAGTATATGACCATAGAAAGAATTTTACTAGATTGGCATCATTAGGACCTAATGATTGGTCAACAGGTAAACCACAAGAGTATGAATATATCTGTCCTGTAAAATGGTTAGGTGATTACACTTGGATAGAACTTGATCCAAATACTTTTCAAGAAAAGTAATTTTTCGGTTGACAAACGATCCCTGTTTTGCTATAACAAGATTATAGACAGAGCAGGGATTATTTACATGTGGACTCTTGCAAAAGTACGTGATGGCTTTGCTGATCTTTCTAGCGAAAAATATCATACCTTCGCTATCAAGCGTGATGGTAAAGTCGTAGGTCAACTTAAGTGGACGTATCGCCCTAAGAACGCAGGTGGTTATGCCTGGCAAGGTAAGTTGTTTAAGAGTGAGAAGCATTTTGGTATGGATGTTTCTTTCTTTGACAAAAACAAGAAGAACGTTCTTGAATGGTTCAAGAACGGGTAAATTCTAGATTGACTTTTACTAGAAACACTGATACATTATAGATATAATAAACGGAGATTTAATATGAAGAATATTGTACTAAACAGTTGGAATTTCATTTTTGACTATAACAAGAGTCCTTTGCGAAATATTCCTGAAGGCAATATTAGGCACATGGTATATCAGATGTTAGGTTGGATGTGGGCGCTATCATTTGGAATTGCCATCGGTAGTTATACTTTTCTTGCAATTAGTCTAATTGGTCACGTGGTTCTCATCGGCGCCGCCGCAATGACGGTAGCAGTATATACTACAGCAACAGTAAAACCTGAAACGTTTCGTGTTGTTTTAGGCCGCAGACCTGACGGAGAGCATGTCTAATGATTAAATATTGGCTTGTTATTTTTATATGGACTTCTGAACCTACTCCAAAGTTTGTTGAAAAACAGGAAGTTGCGTTTCAAACAGAGGCAGCATGTAAGTTTGCTTTGAAGAATTCTCCGATGTATTCTCCAGAGTACAAACGCAAAGCCTGGTGTATCACTAACGATCATCGTGAAGGTAAAAAGATCGACAAGAATGTTCCTCTAGAACCCACACCGTTTGGATATTGATAATGATTAAACACATTAAGCACTTCTTTAGTGAACTATTAGGATTCATCGGAGTATTTGTTCTACTAGCAATTATGACAATGGGATTTTTAATGGTCGCCCCGTTTGTGTTACTTCATTACCTAATAAGTAAAATATATGATATCAAAAAGCCCTGACCGACATACCTTTCAGAAAGAAGGTTACATCGAACGTTGCAGAGAAAAGGGAGATATTCCTAATCCCAACTATCTAGAAATGTATGAATCTTGGCGTAAGCAAGATGAGATTAACCTGGCAGATCCTGAGTGGCAAAAAGACAACATGGAGTACGATTTACGTACTACTGATTGGATTTTAGAAAAGGTTCGTGCTGATGATGTATATGCACAGCATCTTTATGCCGCAATGTGCAATAATGACTTTATTAAAAACGATGTTTGGCCTATATTAACCTCACAGAAATGGGGTTGTAGTTGGCGTCATGCAGGAGGCATTATTGCTGATATGCAAGAAATTGGCGACTATGTAGATTGGTATTGCTCAGGCATTCGTAGCGATTTAGATGAAAGTCAGTTTGACTCATTAAATGATGAAGATAAAAAACACTTTCTTAATATTAAAGCATATGTACCTGAATCAGTAGTAACCGATGAGATACGTAAAGATTTGCTAAAACTAGGCTGGATTGTTGTAGAAGACTCTAGTGAAGACTAAATAATAGTATGGCTTATTCTGATAAAGTAGTAGATCACTACGAAAACCCTCGCAATGTAGGAAGTTTTGATAAAGACGATGCAACAGTTGGTACTGGTATGGTCGGCGCCCCCGCATGCGGTGACGTAATGAAACTACAGATTAAGGTCAACGAAAAAGGAATCATAGAAGATGCTAGATTTAAAACGTATGGGTGCGGGTCGGCAATTGCTTCAAGCAGTCTTGTCACAGAGTGGGTCAAGGGTAAAACACTGGACGAGGCAGCAACAATTAGAAACTCTGAAATCGCAGAAGAACTCGCACTCCCCCCAGTCAAGATCCACTGCTCGATCCTCGCCGAAGACGCCATAAAGGCAGCAGTAGAAGATTATCGCAAACGTCATTAAGAAAGACTACAATGCCAAAAGCATATATCTTAGTTGGTGTACCTGGATCAGGTAAGTCAACATGGATTTCTAAACAACCATTTGATTGGAACAACACTGTTGTTGCTAGTACTGACAACTATGTTGAACGTGAAGCAAAACGTCAGGGTAAAACATATAGCGAAGTGTTTAAGGATGCAATGCCTAACGCTGTCAATCACATGGCTAAGACTGTAGTTGATGCAGTTAAGAACAAGCAAGACATTGTTTGGGACCAAACAAGCACAACCAAATATACACGTGCAAAGAAGTTGCGAATGCTACCTGGATACGACACCATCGCAGTAGTATTCAAAACTCCTGAGGATGCTGAACTTGCAAAGAGACTTGCAAGCAGAGAAGGTAAGAACATTCCAGCCAATGTCATGAAGTCTATGATTGTAGGTTGGGAAGAACCAACCGAAGCAGAAGGTTTTGATAAAATCATTTATGTGGGGTAAACTATGAGTACAGAAGAAGATAAGTTCAAACATTCAAAACGTTTACTCAAAGATGATAATGCTATTAAGAAGCAAGTTAAGATTGCTAAAGCACATGGCATTCCTGTAACAGAACCACATAGGCTTGCCAAGCATCATGCACTAGATTGCGGCAATCCTAAATGTTTAATTTGCCATTCAGAAAAGGTTTTCAACAAGCCTACCCTGCAAGAAAAACGTTTTTCACAAGACGTAGAACATCGCCCTAACAAACACGGAAAGGGCATTTATCCCGAAGATTCTTAAGAAAACGGTTGACATTCGATCTGAATGTTGTTATAATCAATCTCTAAACAACAGAGAAGGAACCAAATTTTGGTTAAAACATTGATTGCGTTTATCTCACTGTTTGTCATTTTTTATACGGGCATCGAAATGTTCCGAAAATTGACCGGCAAAGAGAAATGGGTCTTGACAAAGACCCTGGGTTATAGTATAGTGTGTGCAGTGCTGACAATTGCAGTACTAATTTCAATCGTTCTAATTTTTTGATAGGATTTTTAAATGAATAAGTTTGTAACAGTAGCCGCTCTCGCCGGCGTTATTGCATTGACCTCTGCATGTACCCGTATTGAAACGGGCGAGGTCGGAGTACGAGTTGGGTTTGATAAGCAGGTTCAGCCGGGCGAACTAGTACCTGGTTCATTCAATCAAACAATCATCGGTAGCGTTATGACCTTCCCGGTCAAGGATGTTAACGTTGTACTTGAGAACATGACACCTGTTGCTAAGGACAATTCAACTATGAAGGACCTTGATGCTGTAGTTGTATACAACATCAATCCTCGTCAGGTATCAGAACTTTATGCAACAAAGAATCGTGCATTCCACACTGAAACAGGAGACGGAGATGTTCTTCTAATGTATAATTATGTTGTACAGAATACACGTAATGCTATCTATAAGGCGGCACGTATGTATGAAGCACTAGACATGGCAGACAATCGTAACAACATGGAAAACTTCATCAAGGATGAAATTCAGCGCAATCTCGCTGAGGAAAAACTTGATGGTGCTATTACTATCAGTCAAGTTATGATTCGTAACGTTTTGCCTAGCGATACTGTAGTCGAAAGTGCTAACGCATTGGTTCGTGCTAAGAATGAACTAAAGCAGAAGGAAGTTGAAGTTAAGACTGCCGAAGCAGAAGCCCGTCGAATGGCCGCACTTGCTAACAACTCAGGTAGTTCAATTGCATTCATGCAGGCTCAGGCTATGGTAAACATCAGCGAGGGCATCAAGAGTGGTAAGGTCAACACTATTGTTGTTCCTTCTAACTTCACTGCACTAATGACTAAGTAAGGTTTCGTGCGCTAGAGGCTAAGTGGTATTGCAAGGGTCTCTAAAGCCTTAGATAGCAGGTTCGATTCCTGTCTAGCGCGCCAAATTTAATATGGCAAGTTTAACTGAATACTTTAACAAACATAGATATCATCCTAAATATTTTTTAGGTGATCGTGTGTTTGGACATTGGAATAAGATTCCTTTTATCGGCACTGTTGGCAACGACACTGTTATTAATGAAATTGAGGGTCCAAGAATTTCCATTCAGTTAGACTTGCCGATTAAATACAAAGACGATATTAAACGAATTATTATCGTCAAGCATAAAGACATTAAACTATTGAAGGAGTATTAATATGTCATAGATTGAATTTGATTGTAAAGATATCGTGTTTCATTTTAACAAGAAACACTTAGAAGATCAGACCATTCCCATGTGGGTCTTAAAATTTCATGGCGAAACATATTATGTGAATCATGTGAACTGTTCTGTTCCCTGGTCTACCAAAGAGACCCCTGATAATCCACATACTAAAGGCAGTATCAAAGTCAAAGACTGTTTGTTACAGATTGACGAAGATAATTCAGCCCATATCTCACCCATCACTGTATTTGATAAAGCACGTATTCGTAATGCTAAAAAAGGCATTACCCGTATCATCACAAAGAATGGTTCGCAACTAAGAGAGTTGCTGAAAACTAATAGTATCAAACATGGACCTATCAAATCGATTGGTGGTGCATGTTCCACTACATTCTACATTACTGACATATACGATTCTAAAAACGTAACATATCTATCATTGATGATTACTGATGTTAGAGTATTAATGCCCAATGAAGGTTACTATAGGATGTATGACGACCCAAAGTATCAAAAGACCTCAGATATCGATTTGGATGCTGAGGTCGATGAGGATTATTAATTCTATATGTGAAGCCCTGTGTATAAATATCTTTGTTGCACAGGGCAACACCAACAGACTTTAAATTTGGGTTCTTAGTCTGTGAACCGTAACAAGGAGAAATAAAGTGATGTACAATAGTAAACTAGTGGCTAGCCTTAAAGCCAACGGAAAAATCTTACGTGAATTTAAGGATACAGTCTATATTCCATTCGGGAGCGAATATAGCATTCTAATCAAAAATCTCAATACAGTACGTGCAATCGTCAATGTTTACATTGATGGTGAAAATGCTGTACCCGGCGGACTTGTATTGTATGCAGGTCAAGAGATTGATCTACAACGAGCCATTCGTAATGGCAATCTATCAGAAGGTAACAAGTTCAAGTTCGTTGAACGCACTGGTAAGATTGAAGACCATCGAGGTGTAAAACTAGAAGATGGCATTGTTCGTATTGAATATCAATTTGAAAAAGTCTATCAGAGACAAGACGGTATTCAGTGGAATCAAACTTTATTGGGTGGACAACATCAAAGTGGTACCCCTACTTGGACAGTAAACAATAGTGTACTTAGATCAAGCGGTCACACACATATCGCTGATGCGTCATATGTTGCAACTAGTATGTCCGTTGGCTCTACTACTGCAAGTTCTACTATTCAAACAATGAATGTGTCAACTCCAATCAATGATACTGGTATCACTGTACCTGGTTCAAAAAGCGAACAGAAGTTTTCAACTGCAACTTGGTTCGCAACCGAAACAGAAAAATACAACATTATTTTAAAACTTTTGGGCGAGACTCCCGATAACAAAGAAGTACGCAACCCAGTCACTACAAAGCATAAACCCAAATGTGTCACATGTGGAAAGCAAAACAAAGCAACTGCAAAGTTTTGTACCGAATGTGGAACAGCACTGGAGATTTTTGCTTGACATTAAGTTCAATTTAACGTATACTGTGTATCTAAGTTGAGTGAAATGTCATTAAAGGATAAAGCGTGACACATTTTCTAAAGAATGGTAATACATATCGGGTAGCATCAGACGAAGCACTAGACGTTCGTTCAGTACTTCCTGCAGGCAACTACACGATTCAAAAGGAACCTATGACTGGTGCATTGTACCTAGAACATATCGGTGACTTTACTGCACCTGGCAAGATTTACGGTGATTGTCTTAAGAACACAGACCGTATCATCAATACTTTTATTGATCGTCCAGCAACAACTGGCGTGATGCTAACAGGTGAAAAAGGTTCAGGTAAGACTCTACTAAGCAAGAACGTATGCATCGAACTTGCAAAGCAGGGTATCCCAACACTAGTTATCAATGCTCCTTTTTACGGAGACGCATTTAATTCATTCATTCAGAGTATTGAGCAACCATGCGTACTCATGTTTGATGAATTTGAAAAGGTTTATGACCGTGAAGAGCAGGAACAAATCCTAACATTGTTGGATGGTGTGTTCCCGACTAAGAAGTTGTTTATGCTAACTTGCAATGACAAGTGGCGTGTTGACAGTCATATGCGTAATCGTCCAGGTCGTATCTATTACATGCTTGATTTTAAGGGACTCGATACAACATTCATTCGTGAATATTGTGAAGATAACCTAAAGAACACACAGCATATTGATAAGATTTGCTCAATTTCAAGTTTGTTCGGTGAGTTTAACTTTGACATGCTTAAGGCATTGGTCGAAGAAATGAATCGCTATAACGAAACACCATCTGATGCTCTTGCAATGCTTAACGCAAAGCCTGAGTTTGACAGTGGTACAAAGTACGATGTAAAACTTATCTATCAGGGCAAAGAAGTTATCGAATCACTAAGCCCACGTGTCTTTGATGGCAATCCACTACAGCCCCGCGGTATTGGAGTTGAGTTCGACACTGATCCTGATGACGATGAAGTAGATTACAAGCACATTGTGTTCACATCTGATACACTTATTAAGGTAGATGCGGCAGCAGGTATGTTTGTATTCGAAGATAAGGACGCACGTGTTACATTGACTAAGGTACAACCTAAGTACTTTAATTACAATGCATTTTGATTTTATGGGGACTTCGGTCCCCATAATTGTATATACCCATAAACTTGATATTTTGTAAATAGTAGTATATTTAGAAGTAGAGCAAATTATAAGTACAATATGCTTTACGAAATGGTCTATTAATTATGAGTGGGTGTTTTACTTGTCTAAACTGTGGCAAGATTAATCCTGTCAAAGGACATTCTTACACAAACAAATATTGTAACAACAGTTGTCAACAGCAACATCGTTCACGTTCTTTAGTTAAAGAATGGAAAGAACACCCTGAACAAACAGCATGGCGTCAAGTTCCTGAATGGATTAAGAAATATCTTATCAGTGAACGTGGACATAAGTGTGAAGTTTGTGGTCTTGAAGAATGGTTAGGAAATCCTGCTCCATTAGTCGTTGACTACAAAGATAATAATAGTCATAACAGTGCAGAAGAAAACTTGCAGTTGATTTGCCCTAACTGTAAGTCACAGAAATAATTCATTAACAAGGAGATTAAAATGAAGACAATTGGCGATAAGATTGAAGCGTTTGCAGTTACTGGTGTTAAGCCAGGTGCATTAAACATCGATGGTGCATTTGAAACCATCACAGAAAAGAGTTTTGAAGGTAAGTGGAAGATCATTGTGTACTATCCAAAGGATTTTACATTCGTATGTCCAACCGAAATCGTAGCATACGATAAGTTGAACAGTGACTTTGCAGACCGCGATGCAGTTCTATTGATTGGTAGCACTGACAATGAGTTCTGCAAACTAGCATGGCGCAACGCACATGAAGATTTGAAGAAGACTAACTCATGGTCATTTGCAGATGTAGCACGTGATGACCTTTCACTTGCTGGTCAGTTAGGCATCTTCTATGGTCCAGCAGGCGCGGCACTACGTGCAACATTCATTGTTGACCCAGAGAACGTTATTCAGCACGTTACAGTTAACAACTTAGATGTTGGTCGTAATCCAGATGAAACATTGCGTATTCTTGACGCATTGCAAACTGGCGAACTATGCCCATGCAGTCGTCCAATCGGCGGTGAGACATTGTAATGCTTGAAACGATTTGCGAAACGTTAGTTGAGGCATATCGTAGAAATTGGATCACAAGTCGTGATGGCAATGTAAGTATCCGCCATCATGACCGTGACCACTTTTACATTACACCTAGTGGTGTACGTAAACAAACATTACAACCTGACCAATTTAAAAAGATCGGACTAGTAGATACGGGTAATGAAACGATTTGCAAAATTTTACCTTATACTGCTATCTCTAGTGAGTTGCAACCAAGTGGTGAATTACCATTACACTTTGGTTTACAAAAGATGATGGGTCAACATATAAATGATGTTCGTGTAGTCGTACACTTGCATCCTACATATTGTGTTGCAGCCATGCATGCAGGAATTGATTTGAGTACAGTAGTTAATGATTTTCCTGAACTAAGTCGTTATACTAAAGTAGCACCTAACGTACTAGATGTTCCTCCAATCAGTCAAGAGTTGGCTGATCGTTGCCATGAAAATCTAGGATTGACCAATGATGGTAATATATCATATGATATCGTTGGCATCAAAGGACATGGTGTTGTAGCAATCGATACAAGCCCCTGGCGTGCATTCGAACATATTGAACGTTTAGAGCATATATGTAAGATTGTATTAACTAGTGGAGTAAAGCATTTATGAACTTTGTTTTTGACGTAGACGGCACATTGACTCCTAGCAGACAGAGTGTTGATAATACATTTGCTAAATGGTTTTTAGACTTCACTAAAAATAATAAGGTCTATCTTGTTTCAGGCAGTGACTATGCTAAAACACTTGAGCAACTTGGTGAAGATATCTGCAACAGTGTTGCCGGTGTTTATAGTTGTGCAGGTAATGCACTCTATGTCAAAGATAAAGAACTATATTCTAACTCGTTTGATTTGACCGATGATGAATATAAGTTTTTAGAGACCTTGTTAGAACTAAGTGCATATCCTGAACGTACTGGACAACATATCGAAATGCGTACAGGGTTATGCAACTTTAGCATTGTGGGTCGTGGTGCAACTTATGAACAGAGGCAGAAGTATGTAAGATATGATACTGCTATCAATGAACGTAAGAATCTTGCAGAACTAATCAATAGGCAGTTTCCCCGATTAGAGGCAACTGTAGCAGGCGAAACGGGGATTGACATTTATCTATGTGGTAAAGACAAGGCTCAAATTGCTGATAGTGTATCACCTTTTGTTTTCTTTGGTGATAAAATTGAGATTGGTGGTAATGATTATTCTATAGCACTACGTGCAAAGAAGTTCTATAGAGTAGATAGTTGGGAAGATACATTTAGTATCTTAAAGAAGGAATATGACAAATGCTTGATTGCTTAATATTAGGAGATAGTATTGCAGTTGGTACACAATATTTTAGACCTAATTGCGGTGTTTATGCTAAATCAGGAATCAATTCTGCACAGTGGAATATTAACTACCGAATGATGGAACTAAATGCTGATACAGTAGTTATCAGTTTGGGATCCAATGACGCAGGAATCAACACTGAAAAAGAATTGACTAAACTAAGATCACGGGTAAAGGCAAAGAAAGTTTATTGGATTGTGCCTGCAATCAAACCTAAGATACAACATATCGTAGAACAGATTGCATACAAGAACAAAGACCGAATTGTTAAAATTCCTAGTTTATCTAGGGATGGGGTTCACCCCACGTATAGGGGTTATCAAAAATTAGGAGAAATTACAAAATGAGTTGGGTAGAACAAATTAAAGAAAGTATTCCAGATCATGCTAAGGATATCAAGTTGAATCTTGATACTGTTATCAATCGTAGTGGTCTAGATGATGTTGACGCACATGCTTGTGCATTCGCAGCCGCTATCGCAGCCGGTAACGGAGACTTAGCATTTGAAATCTCAATGAATGGTCCTCTTGCAGGAACAACTGAACGTGAAGCCGCAAAGACAGCGGCAGCACTAATGGGTATGAACAACGTTTGGTATCCATTCGTTGAAATGGCGGCAGATGAATCAATGAAGGGTTTGCCCGCTGGCTTGCGTATGAATGCATATGCAACACATGGTGGCGTTTCAAAGAAGAAGTTTGAAATGTATGCTCTTTGCGCAAGTATCGTTGGTAAGTGCCACTTCTGCGTCAAGTCTCACTATGAGACATTGAAGAAAGAAGGCATGACTACGCAAGAACTAATGGCAGTTGGTCGCATTGCGGCTGTGATTGCCGCAGTAGGCAAAGTCGCTATTTGATTCCAATAATCATATAACGCTGATATCCCCAGTCATCATACGTAATGTCTTTCACAGTAGAGACTAACGTGTGTGACAGGGGATATTTTTTTGTAAACTCATCAAATGTCCTGTTAGGATTAGTTACCTTCCAAACCTCATCATTAAGGTCCACGTTGCTAGTCTGAATACAAACTAATGCACCAGGATCGATATTATCAAACCAATCATTTGAATCCATGTGTTCAGGACTACAGTTAATGACTACGTTGAAGCCCTGCAAGTTACGTGTGTTAGCATCATTTAACTCGTTTCGCAATTGAGTATCAGAACCAATCATCCATCCTTGACAGATTTGATCTGCAACTTTAATTGCATCTGGGTCAATGTCTATGCCCAAAATAGATTGACAACGATTATGATTTCGTGTTAGTATCATGAAACCTAGAATGTTGTACCAACTACCTAGTATAGCAATTGTTGCTTTGTTAGGCAGATAAGGTTCTAGGTTCTCGCAAAGCCACTGCTTACTTTGAGTTTGACCATGTGAGAATGCTAAAAAGTCCATAAAGATATTTATTGGATTTTAGGGCTTGACAACAAAAGAAGTTGGTGCTATAGTTAGAACATTGTTGAGTTGATGTGTTGAAAAAGAATTTTTCGAAAGCCGAAAAAAAAGGCTTGACAAATGATCTGATTTGATGTACAATGAGACATAAATTAAAGAAAGTGCAAAAAAACACTAGTTAATTTGCACTTTTAAAAACCAGGACTAAATAAACTTACTATGAATAAAACTATGAATATACTGAAACAACATTCTCTCTTGTGGTCATTAGAGGCCGCTATGGGATCAGTTGCGCCGGTATATCCATCTACAAGTATTCGCGGCGAATTTGATAACCAAAGAAGCCCGGGGACTCGGTAAACAGTTTTATACATAACTAGTTTATTTGAACCCTGGGAATCGCAAGACTCTCAGGGTTAACCATTTATACAAGTGCAAGTCGGAACGAGGCTGCAAAGCACTATAAAAAATGAACGGGCGGACAGGATACATGAAAAGAACGGCGGTAACGTTCTGAGTAAGACTCCTGGGCAGGGTATCGACCCTGTCATAGTCGGCGCAAGCCGGCTATTCCTAGAATGCATGATCTCCTAAACACAGTCGTAGTATCCTGATTATTAATTGAAGCCCCATGATATCGTGCATTCTAGCAATAGCCGTTAATCGTCTGATTGCCCCTTCCTCTAATGGTAAGAGAGCGGACTTTGACTCCGTCAATCTAGGTTCGAGCCCTAGGGGGGCATCCAGACGTTATAATATATTGGGGTATCGCCAAGCGGTAAGGCACCGGATTTTGATTCCGGCATTCAGAGGTTCGAATCTTTTTACCCCAGCCAAAGTTTTCAGGCAGCATTCGTCTATCGGTTAGGACCGCGGGTTTTCAGTCCGCTAAGAGGAGTTCGATTCTCCTATGCTGTACCAATCAACGCCCACTTAGCTCAGTTGGTAGAGCAACTGATTAGTAATCAGTAGGTCGCGGGTTCGACTCCTGCAGTGGGCACCACTAATAAGGGCCTTTAACTCAACTGGATAGAGTGCAAGTCTTCGAAACTTGAAGTTAGGGGTTCGAATCCTCTAAGGCCCACCAGTATAAGCCCGCGTAGCTCAGCCGGATAGAGCATCAGATTACGAATCTGAGGGTCGGAGGTTCGAATCCTTCCGCGGGCACCAATTTCATGTACGCTAAGTGTTACGGTAGCACCACTGGTTCCAACCCAGTTAGCGTGGGTTCGACTCCTACAGCGTATGCCAGTTTATGGTGACTATAGTGTTAGCGGTTAGCACACAAGTTTGTGGCACTTGGAGCACGGGTTCGAATCCCGTTAGTCACCCCAGGTTCGATTAGTTCAGAGGTAGAACGCTTCCTTGACATGGAAGAGGTCAGTGGTTCAATTCCATTATCGAACACCAAACTGCTTATAAATACTTTTATGCAGAAATTATATATTGCAGGTGATAGTTTTGCTTCATTAGCAAACAATCAACCTGTAGGAAACAGTTGGTCAGAAATATTAGCAACTGATTTAGGTCTAGACTTAATCAATGTTGCAAGACCAGCGGCTTCAAATTTTTCTATTGCTTTGCAGATAGAATGGATTATCGATAGAATTACATCTGATGATTTTTTGATAGTGTTTTTAACAGATCATTATCGAAAAACGTTAGTCAATTTAGATGTTAAAAAAGATGACAACAAACATGTCTTAGAGTATCATTCTATACATGACGAACAAAGACCCTCTACTATTTTACAATATAGTTCAGAGCCTAGATTGATGGCATCTACAATACATCATCAGGGTAGAACTAAAGAGTATTACAGAGATTGGTTTGATGTTGAGATTCAAGAAATAGAAGACAGATTGATTTTAACAGGGGTGTTTGCAAAATTATCTAAGGTTACAGACAAGTTTATTGTTTGTGCAGGTGCATATGACTTTATAAAGAATTATGAGAAATCTCATGATAAAAAAGAAGATGTTACCCATAAAACTTTTTGCATTCAAGAACAGCAGTTTGTAAATTATACATCTAAGTTTATGACAGGATTGAGTGAATCTTCTAACTATGTAAATCATTTAGATGATATGACACACAAAAAATTAGCAGTTCTATTAAAGAAAAAAATTAGGAGTTAGTATGTCAGGAAAAGGTTCTAAACCAAGACCATATAGTGTTGACCAAAAGACTTATCAAAGTAATTGGGAATCGACATTTGGTAATAAAGAAAATAAGTTTTCAGAGTTTGAAGACAAGATTACTCGCAATAATAGCGAGACACAAGAAGTTATACGCTCCTGTAGCTCAGTTGGTAGAGCACCTGATTGAAGATCAGGGTGTCGGCGGTTCGAACCCGTCTGGGAGCACCATTTTGCGGACGTGGTGTAATGGTAGCCACGCTGGTCTTAGAAGCCAGTGCCGAGAGGCGTGAGAGTTCGAGTCTCTCCGTCCGCACCAAATATTAAAGTAGAACTATACTACTAAATAGCAGTATAGGAGACTACCATTGATTAGAAAAATTATATTCACACTCGCACTTATATTTTCTTTACCTGCGTATGCACAGGTTCAAAAAGAAACAACAGGTTCATTAGGCGGAACAATCATCAACGATGATAACATTGTTTTAACTGGTGGATTTAAACATGTTACTGACACGGGCCCTAGAGAATATTCATTTGAAAGTGATATTCTTTACAAGAGTGCTAACGGAGTAACATCTAGAGAACAGATTAATGCGTTTGCTAAAATCAATCAAGATATTCATTCTAAACATTATGTTCAAACAGGTATTAGATATCGTCATGATCCAAGAACCTTTTCAAAGGATCAAGCAGTCTATAGCATTGGACATGGATACCGCATCATAAAAAATGACAAGACTAAATTATCAAACGAACTTAGTGTTGGCTATAAGCATGGCACAGGTGGTTATAGTGATATCGTACTTAGAGAAAGTATTTGGATAAGCCATAAACTTAATGACACCCTATCTGTTTCTAATAAGTTTATGGTAGAACAAGGTGACAAAACATTCATTCAGAATAAAGCAGAAATAAAATATAAGTTATCTGAAACTATCAGTTTTAGTATACAAGACTTGTATACAAAAGATAAGATTGAAGATAATACTGTATCGTTTGCGCTTAGTTTCAAACTTTAATACTTCAATGCCCTAATGGTGGAATGGTAGACACGCCTGACTCAAAATCAGGTGCTTAACGGCGTGCTGGTTCGAGTCCGGCTTAGGGTACCAAAATAATGCCCCTGTAGTTTAGCGGTAAAACACCTGGCTTATATCCAGCATCGTCTCCAGATTAGAGAGCGTCCCAGGTTCGAATCCTGGTGGGGGTACCATTAGTTTAAAATTTTCAGATAGACAAAGGTCTAAATATTAACATGTAGAGAAGGAGTTAACATGGCGGTTCTAGCCTTAGACATTTCAGGTGTCCCCCGAGCATGGGTGACTACTGATGAAGCAATTACATATCACGCAAAAGAATTAGTAGCATGGACCTTGGGTGATGTTGTTGCTAGATATCGCGGTGGTATTCAAAATGACGGTACTGAAAGTTATTTAGAAACTCCTAGCATCATTGCTGTAAGAGGACATGGTTTTGACTTTCGTAAGCACAACAAAGTTGCACTTACAAACCGTACACTATTTGCTAGAGACCGACATGTTTGTGCATACTGCGGCGGACATTTCTCTAACCACGCAACTTTGAGTAGAGATCATATCTTACCAAAGTTTTTGGGTGGTCATGACGAATGGATGAACGTAGTCACTTCATGTAAAGCATGTAATCAAAAGAAGGGTTGCAAGACTCTTAAGGAAGCAAGGATGGAACTCATCTATGTTCCTTATGAACCAAACCACTTCGAAAATTTGATTTTGCAAAATAGAAATATCTTAGCAGATCAAATGGAGTACTTGCTTACAGGAGTTCCTAAGCATAGTCGTATTATAAAAATGACTTAAAAAAAATATGGGATGAAAATCCCATATTAAATATAGACGAAGAGTTTATTCCCCAGTAGCTCAGTGGTAGAGTAGGTGACTGTTAATCACTTGGTCGGTGGTTCGAACCCATCCTGGGGAGCCAAACATAATGCCCTTATAGCTCAGTGGTAGAGCAACCGCCTTGTAAGCGGTAGGTCCGGGGTTCAAATCCTCGTGGGGGCACCATTCTTTTACTATCTATAAAACGGGTATTGTTTATTAAACAATATACTTGACAACATACAAAATCTTTGATATACTTGTTTACATAATCTGCCCGTAGCTCAGCCGGATAGAGCATGTGCCTTCTAAGCACACGGTCGGGGGTTCGAATCCCTCCGGGCAGGCCAGTTTTATAAATAATACTATGAGTATACGAAACAAAATAAATAGTAGACTGGACGAGTTAGAAAAGTTAATGTGCAATCAAAAGCATATCAGTAACCCTGATATAATCATTGATTGTATAGAAAGCATTACTAAATTTTGGTCAGTTTTAAATGACGAGGAAAAAGACTTTGTAGAATGTGTTAAATATGCACTTGACACGAAGTTAGAATGGAAATATGATTAAATTTAATGGGGATGTAGCTCAACTGGGAGAGCGTCTGATTTGCATTCAGAAGGTCGCGGGTTCGATCCCTGTCATCTCCACCAGATACAATACTTGATATGAATACATCCGATTACTATATCGAATTACCTCATATCAAGTGGGATAAGCAATCTCTGATCGATATTATGAGGAGTTATCCTCAGAGTCGATGGAGAGCAGAAGATGGATATACTAACAAGTATATTCGTCCTGATATGCATGAAGTCTTTGACGAATTGTATAAGCAATTTCCCTCATTTGAAATCAATATCGGAAGAACTTTTTTCGCAGAGTTAAGTCCCCAAACTTTACTCCGTCCGCATGTTGATTTATATAGAACAGCATCTATCAACTTTCCATTGATAGGTGAATGGGATAAGAGTCCTGTAAAGTTTCATAGTGAGAAGTCTACAAAAGTAGAACATCTTATGTGTGAACATGTTTACAATGATTCTTATCCTACAATAATTAATACAACACAATTTCATAGTGCTGTAAACCCAACTAGTGAAACACGATACTTGTTTAGTTTAAGTGTGTATACTGATTGGAACACTATTAAAGAAGTATTGTTAAACGGGCATTAGCGCAGTCTGGTAGCGCATCTGGTTTGGGACCAGAGGGTCGGGAGTTCGAATCTCTCATGCCCGACCATTTTTATATTGAAAGAAGTATAGTATGGACATAAAAGAACGACAGATTTGGCTTTTTAAAGAAGGACGATCAGGTAGTGAATGGCTTTGGAAAACATTAGAAGGCCGCCTTCAAAGAAATTGCTTTGCAGTTGATCCTTACGGATTTGGCGGTGTCAAACCATCAATGTATGAAACTATCTTTGATGAAAAAATTGACAAACTTTCTAACACAGATGTATTTTATGCTACTCATTATTTTCCACTTTTACGTGAGATGAAAAAACTTGACGATCCTTATTTGATTCGTTCGACTAGGAGAAATAAAGCAGAACATTGCATGAGTTTATTATACTTTAAGATGTTTAGTAATTCCTTTCATCACTGGTACGTAGATCCATTGGAAGAGGCTAGATATACTCATTTTCTAAGAACATTAGAGAAACCAGTACTAGTACTTAAACAAGAAGTATTGAAGGAAATGAAAAAGATACAACGATATGATAGTTTATGGCGTGAGTATAGTAAAGACCATGATAACTATGTAATCGTATATGAAGATTTGGAAGATGGCGTAAATCTTCCTCTTTTAAAAGATCCACTTAAGTTTTCTGATAATGTGACTTTTGTGAAAAAAACTCCTTACTATAAAGATAAGTTTTTTATAAATTATGAGCAGGTAATCGAGTGGTGTAAATATTACGAGAAAGAGTTAGGATTAGATACTTTCTAAGTTATGCCCGGTTAGCTCAGCGGTAGAGCGTCTCCTTTACACGGAGAGGGTCGGCGGTTCAATCCCGTCACCGGGTACCATAAAAAATATCGAAAGGAATTTATGAGTTGGCTCTTTATCACAAACATCTTATTGTCCGTGCCGAGGTAAAAAACCCCTTAGTATGCCCGGATAAGGTATCCAAAGAATGGATGCCCGCATTGATTGACCGCATTGGAATGAAAATTCTAATGGGTCCTTATGCTGTCTACAGCGAAATGGAAGGTAATCGAGGACTTACTTGTGCTACGATTATTGAAACAAGTCATGTAGTAATGCATATCTGGGACGAAACGGAACCGGCAATGGTTCAACTAGATGTATATACGTGTGGTCCACTTGACCCGTATAACGTTGTAGAGTCTCTTAAAGAAATGGATCCAGTACACATTGATATGAAGTACTTGGATAGAGAACACGATTTGGTAGAGTTACCTTTACCAGGAACAGATTAAATAAAAGAACGGGTCGTTTTTAAATAGTATGGCTTTTTGTTTTATTACATAAATAGACAGTACACACAAAGAGTAAACAACATGCTAAAAGTCATCAACGATTTAAATCATCCAGTAATGTCTTATATTAAAGACGACCCTGTTCGCCCCGAAATTTCTGATGAGTTCAGAGTTTCGAAAAATAGATTTGTAGGTGCGTTAGTTGATGGCAAACCTCAAGCAATAGTGTGTATCAGTTTGCACGACTTCATCCCTGAATCAGTTGAAGACTTATCAAAAGATACAGAAGAACCAAACACAGCAATCTTCTATACAATTTGGAGTTACGTGCCTGGTAAGGCAGCGGACCTTTTGTTTGCTGTAGTAGACGAAATCAAAAAGCAGTTCCCAACTGTAACACGTTTTGTGACGTTGAGTCCAAAGACTACAATGGCAAAGCGTTTTCATTTAAGAAACGGTGCAATCGTTTATCGTGAAAACGAAAGCACTGTTAATTACGAATACAAAGTTTCAGAATAAATTATATCTCTCTGGTGTTAGCGGCAGCATACCGGTCTCCAAAACCGTTGGGCAAGGTTCAAATCCTTGGAGGGATGCCAAATTAAATTTCAAATAGTGAAAAAAGTTCTTGACATTCACAAAGATTGGTGTTATTATACATATATGCTGAGAAATCAGCGATGCTCTTTAAAATTGTGAAACGAAATATTTTTTGTGCGGGCGTGGCGTAATGGTAGCCGCACGAGACTTAAAATCTCGGGACTTAGGTCGTGCCGGTTCGAGTCCGGCCGCCCGTACCAATTCTAACTGGTATACTGAAAGACTTCAAACTCTTCACAGTATATTGAGTAAATCTTACGTTTTTGGTCGTATGATAATGATTGACCGTTAGCATGTACTTTGTTGAAATTTTCTTGAGGTATATCTAACTTAGGTATATTCAAACACTTTTCAATTGAACCATCATTCAAACTTTCATACTTGAATGTGTGTACATTAAAATTGTTAGGATCGTTGAACCATACTAATGGGGAGTCATACTTTCTTGTAGAAAGCAATGACAACGCAACAGTATCGTTTTTGCTTCTAGCATCTAATACATCAATGAATTCATCGAATGATTTGATGCCAATGCTAGTAAAATAATCAATCGTATGATTATATAAACTTAAGATTCTATCGTATGGATTACGTACAATCATAATCATCTTAAAGGATTTACTTACGGGTATTCCTAATATGTCTAGTATGTCTATTGCTTCTGTTGGAGTGTAGTGTACGAAATCATATTTACCGTTAGCATAATTGCTTGTATGGTTATTAGATTGTATAGGAGTTAGGTAGGGAGTTAACGCAAGAGCAAGCGATGTACTTGCAGTTCTTGGCACACGAAAGTATATGAATTTGTGTTTCAATGAAATATACACGAATTATTTATGCACCGTTCGTCTAGCGGCTTAGGACATCGCCCTTTCACGGCGAAGATCACGGGTTCGAATCCCGTACGGTGTACCAGTTCAACAAAAGGGAACTAAGCATGAATAATGTTATTCACGTTGATTTTAGTAAGAAGAACAATACACAGGAAGTGCCTGAAAGCCTTACTGCTTACCTAGATAGTTTGCGTGAACAGGGAATAGATGACGAAGACATTCTTGATATCATTGACGCAATCAATGATGTAGATAGTTATGTATCCGCAGACAATGTAGTAAAAGAATTCGCAGACGGTTGGTTCAATCAGTTTGCATAAAGTTTATGGAGAGATGGGTGAGTGGTTAATACCAGCAGACTGTAAATCTGCCGCTTTCGGGCTACGTTGGTTCAAATCCAACTCTCTCCACCAGATATCAGGGGGAACGGCGGCTACGTGAAGTGCGCGGATCGTAGTTTTTAAACGCCTGGTTCTTAAACGACAACATGTCCGTTAAACGGCTTGCGCCCATTAATTTAAATGACTGTCAGTTTAAGAAGTAAATAGAGATATGGAAGCGTGGTCGAGTGGTTTATGGCTCTGGTCTTGAAAACCAGCGAACGTTAATAGCGTTCCGAGGGTTCGAATCCCTCCGCTTCCTCCAGAACAATAAGTAGGGACAATGATTACAGAGACAGTAACTTGGGTTCATCACTGGAGTGATAGAACATTTAGTTTTAGAACAACACGAAGTCAAGGCTTCAAGTTTAATGCAGGTGAGTTTGCAATGATTGGTCTTATGATCGATGGCCGCAAAGTACTACGTGCATACAGTGTAGCCAGTCCTCCTTGGGCAGACTACATAGAGTTTCTAAGTATCAAGATTGCTGATGGGCAATTGACAAGTAAATTGCAAAACATCAAAGTTGGTGATGAAGTCATTTTGATGGAAAAGCCTACTGGTACACTACGTAACGAAGCACTTGTAAATAGTGGCGAGTTATGGTTACTAGCAACCGGTACAGGTCTTGCCCCATTCATGTCATTAATCAAAGATATTGAAACACTAGAAACTTGGAGTAAGATCAACCTTGTTCACAGTGTACGTGATAGAAAAGATTTAGCATACAATGATGAGTTAAGTACTAATTTTGCTGAAAGCGAGCCAGACTTAACGGACATGATTGCTAAAGTTCTCAATTATATTCCGCTTGTAACAGGTGAAGGTGATAAACGTATCACTGAACAACTTGATTCAGGCTTGACTATTAATACAAAGTCTGATAAGATCATGGTATGCGGTAACTTAGAGTTTAATCGACAAGTTGCCGAATGGTGTTTGAACAATAACATGGTAGAGGGTTCACTGCGTGATCCTGCTGACTTTGTTGTTGAACGAGCATTCGTAGAGAAATAACTGGAGAGTTGCCTGAGAGGCCGAAAGGAGCGGTTTGCTAAACCGTCGTACATCTAAAAGTGTACCGTGGGTTCGAATCCCACACTCTCCGCCAGTATAATGTGTCGATGGCAGAGTGACCCAATGCAACGGATTGCAAATCCGTAAAACCGTAGGTTTGAATCCTACTCGACACTCCATATAAATATTCTACATGAGAGTAGAATCTAACTCACAAGTTTTAGGATGGGAGAATAACACTCGCATATCTGAAACACGAAACACTTACCGATATGACAAAGGCAATGACGTAACTACCGTTGAAAAACGAAGTGAAACATTCTCAATGTACGATGTTAGAGGTAAGGAAGAAGTTCTGCCTGCAAAAGGTACGAACATTGACAAAGAAGTATAATGCCTGAGTAGCTCAGTGGTAGAGCACCGTGCTGATAACGCGGTGGTCGATAGTTCAATTCTATCCTCAGGTACCAAAAATAATTTTAAAGATGCAAATTAAGGCTTGACATTAAAGCCTTTCTTTGCTATAGTTACTATATTGAAAGAGAGAAAGACATGAAGCAACTTAAACGCTAGTGTCATTCTAGAGTCCATTGTATGGTCTAGGGTGGCACGGTAAACACAACTTATACAATACAATGGACACTTAGCTCAGTAGGTAGAGCAACGGGCTTTTAACCTGTAGGTCCTGGGTTCGAGCCCCAGAGTGTCCACCAGACTTATTAAATGAACACACTATACGGTTCGATTCCGTATGAAGGCTGATCACCTTACCTGTTCGCGGCAGGACGCATGGTTGCTAGTGTGTTCTTTTAATAAGTTTGAATGGACCATTAACTCAGTTGGTAGAGTAGCGGACTCTTAATCCGTTTGTCGTAGGTTCGAATCCTACATGGTCTACCAGTTTAAAGAAATTCTCCTCATGGTATTGGTTGCACATTATCTATGAGGGTAGGGGAGAGTGCAACCTCCCCGAGAGATTAATGAAAGGAGAAGCATGTTCTATGAAAAATGTGCCGAGATTCTTGGTACAACATATGAATGTGAATCCTTCCCTTATCGTCGCCGTACACGATGGAACAATCGTTCTCCGGGTAACGGAAGATATGAGGGCTTTGGTTTAATTAGAAAGTTTGGTGACAATTATCAAGTGGCGTTAACTCATCCGATAAGTTATCATGCAATCTTTCATTCCGAAGAGGAAGTATTTGCATTCTTGAGAAGTTTATCTTTATGATAGACTTATTAGATGAACACACTGCCCGTCACTAAGCGGGAGGTTCATGAACCC